CGTAGAACTCATCTTCCCGGCCCTCCTGAGCTGAAAACCGTGGTTCCACTCTCTTAGTGGCTTCTTTAGACAGAGCATCAAGAATCTGAGCTGCCTCGTTTGAGGCAACACCAAATAGACCCGACGAAACGCGCCTTGCGGCCTCACGCAAGTCGGTAGTGCCTAGGTTCACCCTTATACCGCCTGCTCTCGCATTAGGCCCCGTGACCGTCGCTTCCAGGAAACCGCCTGCGCCTTTTTTAATTTCAACTGCCATTTCAGCCTCCTACTATACCGGACCCCATGCTTGCGTCACAGGCGTTGTCCGCGCCCCCGGCCGCGGGCTGCCCGGCGGCACGTTAGGCCCGCCTTGCGGCGTGGGCTGCGGCGTTGCGGCCCCCTGCTCCGGCGCGGACAACACTTCAGGGGAGAACCCGCTGGCCTTCGGCCCCTGTCCTCCGCCAAGTAGCTGGCCCAACGACCCCGTTACGTCCGCCATGGCAGCCGCCCGCAGGTATATCATCGCCAGGTCTCGCCGTCCCATCTCAAAGGCCGACAGGCCCAGGCCGTACAGCTTCGCCGCAGGCAACATCTCCTCAGCTTCTTGCTCCTTGAGCGTCCGGCTAATCTGGTCGGTGTCCTGCCGATTCAGTATCTCGTCCCGAATGTTCCGGTCGGGAAGAAGCCTGCTTTCCTTCAGCATGGCAGCCATCTGCACTCGCTGGAGCTTGTCTTGAGGACTTTCTACGGTCAGAGTTATTACAGGAGAGCCAAGACCCATAATCATCTCTGGAGTGAACTGCTCGTCAAACCAGTCACGGTTAGTGTCCTGGCCACTGAGACTGAGCGTACTGCCAAAACCCCGGCTGGCATACTGGTCAGACAGAAGGTTACATATTTGGAGGATAGCCCTCTCGACGTTCTGCTTACGCGGGGTAACTGTCGTCTTCTGCGCCGTGCTAAGCAGGTCAACAGCGTAGCCTGACAGTTGGAACATCAACTGGCCGTAGGACGAATAGGGCAAGACCCCACGCTGCAACTCCGACGTGATAATACCCAGGAAGGCCCCCGTGTCCTTCGCCATCTCCAGCAAAGGCAGGATGTCCAGCCTCTCCCCTTCGGCCAGCGGGACCTGTGAGCCTTCCAGTGAGGGGTTGTCCTTGAGTCTCTTGGTACCGTCGCGGGAGGTGTAGCTGAATGCCTGGTTCCGGCTCAAGGCCACCAGTTGAAGCATGGTGGAGAGCACCAGGTTTACCTTCTTATAGATGCTCCGGTTAGCCTCAAAGATGCTCTCGCCGTAATGAACTAGGTTATCAACTCTGCCCTGGCCAGCCTGGTTCAAAGACTGGATTAGAGGAAGAAAGCCCACCGCGGAGAAGAAGGCGGGCGTCCTGGGGGAGCCGTGAAGCGTGGGGGGCTTCACGTACTCTCCGCCCACGACGACGCAGCTATAGGTCTCGTCCAGCCAGTCGTATACGTCTATGCCCTCGGTGTAGCCGTAACCGGAAGGCCTCCGATTCTCATCGGAGTACCCCGATTCTATCGGGGGCCCCTGGTAGTTGTCCCGCCGGCTAAGCCGCACCTCATATTCGTCCTCAATCTCCTCAACGGTCTTCTTGGTCTTGTAACATATCCACTTCAGCCCCCTGGCTCCAAAAGCCCAGGTGGTATGGAGCGGGTCCCAGGGGGTTATGTCGGGGTAGGTCCCCCCCGATAAGAGGTCTTTGACCAGAAGAGCGCGGCCGCACACTATCCCTCTGAGATTGGTAAAGCCCGCCATGGCGGAAAGAAGAGGCGGCTGCCCTATGTTCACTAGCCTTTCGTCGTTGGCCCGCAGCAGCCCGTAAAGGAACCGCTCCTTGGCGTCCTGCCGCTCCCTGTCCGGCTGTAGTTTCTTCGCCACGGGCAGCCGAATGCCTAACGTAGCGTCGCTCAGCATGGTGGAGGTCTTGATGAAGCCTACCTTCGGCTCGTTGCTGGTGTAAGACTGGTAGCCCTCTCCGGCGTCGAAGGGGTCCAGCACTGACATGGAGTAGTCGGCCTCCATCCGGTCCCTGAGCACCCGGGTCCACGTCTCCTGGTCGTCCACCCATCCCGTGATTTCCTTCGGCGTCGGGGGAGTGGGAAAAGAAAGAGCACCCGACCGTGTCGGAGTACTCCGATAGGTATCGGAGGCCCCCGGCCGGAACCCGTCGCCGGTGAATTGGAGACTACCCGGTGCGTCCAGTGTCGTCATAGGGCCATTATACCAGGAAATCCGGCATCACTCCTTACCAGCGTGTTTCCCGAAGCCGCCGAAGGCGCTTGCTCGTTCTGGGTCCTTCCTGGTTCCACTCACGGTACACCGGCACAATTTTCGCAGTCTCCAGCACCTCCGGCGCGAAGTCGGCCAGCATGTACCTCTCAGCGTCCATTCTGTGATAGCTGCTCTTCTGGTCAATCTCCTTCGTTGGTTGGTAGTTGTCGTCCAGCTTCCGGCTGTAGGACATCTTCTCGTCCAGATACCCCACCATGTCGTCGAACACGAATAGCCGGTTTTGCTTATGCCACCCGTAAACCCGGTCAATCCCCGCCTCTACCTCCCCCATCCTTGGCTTCACAATAGGCCATCCCGCCGCCGTAAAGCTCTCCCTCCACCCGTCTTCGTGGTTCGCCCCACCACACCTCCTGATGACGTTCTCCCCCTGAGACATCCTAATGAACTCCTGCGCGTGGTCAAACGCGCTCACCCCCCCCCTCAGGTACTCCCTGTACAGGTACAAGTACCCCGTCCCAGGGTCCTGGGCGTACCACAGAGCCGCCGTGTTGTTCGGCCCAAAGTCGTGCCCCACGTACCTCGGCCACCCGTTCGGCAGAGCAAACCGCTTGATCTTGCATACCCCTTCGTCAAACGAGTCGTATATCAGCCCCGCCGGCCTCTCAAATATCCCCCGGTAGAACAGGTTGAACTTCCACCTCGGCATCGTCGCCCGCGCCCTTTCGTATTCCTCCCTGGGGTATGCAGGGTTCACTATCGAGTCCGCCTGTATTACCTCTATCGTCGGGTCTCCCCCCTTCCACCTGTCGTATACCTCGTTCTTGTACCACCCCCACACGTACAAGGTCGTCGTCCCCAGTATCCGCCCGCTGTATACCCGCACCCGCCTCAGCACCGCCTCCCACGCCGCTCTGGAGAACCCCTCTTGCCCTACCTCGTCTAACCACGCCGCCTTTGCGTGCGCCGACTCCAACGACTCCGCCTTCGCCGCACTCCCAAATATCACCCTCCACGCCGGCCCTCCGTGCTCTCTGTCATGGCTCTCAAACACCTTCAAAGCCGCCTTCCACTTCCCTAGCTTCAGGTCCGTCTCAAAGTAGCTCCGAAAGTCCGGCTCCATCTTCAGCTTTAACAACGGAAACGTCGCCGTCACCGCTAAGTAGTCCCCAGCCCCCCTCTCTTGTATCTCCCGGTGCAGCCACACCGGCCCAAAACACGTCTTCCCCCCTCCCGTTCCCATCTGCATGAATACTTGCCGCGCTTTCGACTCCCACGCCCTCTTGTGCGCCTCGTGAAACCGTATCACCATCCGCCCTTCAGGCGTTACCTCCCTGAACGGCGGTATTTTCGGCCTGTTTTCAACCATTCCTACTACTTTACTCCCCTCCTTATGTACCATTCAGCCCCCCCTTTCCTCTTCCCTCCTCCCTCCTCCCTCCTTACACTGCCGTCGCACCTCCCCTACTACCTCCACGTCTACCTTGCTTAACCACCTCTCACCCTGTCCCCTTACCCACTCTAGAAAATACCCCACTTTACTCCCTACTTGGGCTGTCCTCCTCCCACTGCTCCCACAGCGTTATTATCCCTACATCACTCAGTGCCCTCTCATTGATGAATCCCGTCTTCAACATGCCCCCTCCTTCCTTTCTCTTTCTGTGTTCAGCCAAATGCTACGTTACTTGAATCGCGGGTCAGAAACCGTCCGGTCAAGCCAAGCGCTCAGAAGAAACCCTAAGCCTATCGGGACTAGCTCCATCACGAACCCCGGTAGCAGAATAAGCAACAGTACCTTTATGTACCATCTTTCCTCCCACCAGTACCTCCACCACGGCCGCAGCACTAAGCGGGCAAGCTCCCTCCCCCAAGGCCCCCTGCACTCCGTAACCTTCATTTGCCTCTCCTCCTGGCCCCTCTTAAGACCCCCACCTCGTTTTACTTCCCAAAATTGTACGCGATGACCTCAAATACCCCTCCCGTACGCGCTAAGCCATGCCGGGGGTAGGGGGTGCCACCCATGTTCCGTGGTTCGCACAACAATCATTATGTCAACTCAGATACAAGCAGCGGCGGTATACCAGCTATGGGTGGCGGTATTCGTTATCCCCGCCGGTGGGCAAACGTAGGAATTCGTAG